TCAATTAAGATAATTTTTAAGGGTTGCGCGTGGTGCTGTGTATTATGCCCATTGCCTTAAACCAAATATGCGATCTAAGGCACGATAATTTAAAAGGCTGGCATGAGTATTAATAAATGGTGTTTGAGCCGTAAAGAATGAGCTATGGCTTAATTTGGCGTGGTTGCGTAGGTTATGACTGCTAAACAATAGACACAAAAAAGGGGACATATGCCCCCTTGTTAACTCGGTTTGCCTTGGTTTTACGCCCCCATTGATTGTTCTGCCATTCTTACCTGATAATCCCAATCATCTTCCAAGGCATCCAAGGCATCCATCTGATCCCCTGTTATTTTACCCGATCCCCTGCAAGTATCGCACTGATCATCATAAGCACCGTTAAAATATTCTTTTAGCTCTGACTTTGACCACTCAGTTAAGTCTAATTGTCCAAGGCGTTGCGAGTGTGAGCCGTTACCACTGCAAATTGGGCATATGTGCCATGTTGTCATGTTGTTCCCCTTAATTAATGTTGAGCGTATGAGATAGTTTGCACCGATTTATTCCAGCATGCCCTGCAATCTAAACATTTACCATCTTGACTTGGTGCAATGCATTGTTGTCCGATTGGCTGGCTACCATGGCTGAATACAGTACTTGTTAAAAATTGCTTGGTGCTTGGTGCTTGGTCAATATAGTTTGATGACAGTCTGATTATAAGATTATCAGGGCATGCGATGCCCTGACGGATAAAAACATCTTTTAACAAGTTATGCTCTTTAGTAGGCATCCAAAATTGGATAGTAGGCAATGCCAAGGCAATTTCAATAATAGCTTTTAAGTGGTTAACATCCTGTAAATCACCACTATCAAACCATCTAAAATACCCATTCTTAAGGCTAGATTTACCAATCAATACTATTGAGTAAACTACCCATTGTGCGAGGTTATCCTGTATTAATTTAAGATTGTGCGCTCTAAGTGCTTTGGCATCAGGGAACATATACATACCCTTTAAAGCATAGCAATCAGAACAAACCGTGCCGACTATGTTAGCCAGTATTGAGCCGACCTTACAAGCTTGCGCTGGTATTGACATAGAATAGCAAGGCATCTTGCTAGGGTTTGAAAGCTTAGGCATATCAAGAATAGCTTTGATAGCTTTCCAAGTAGATTTAATAGTTAAGTTATACATTATAAGACCTCATATAGTTAAATGATCCATAGTTGTCCCGCTTCCCCGTCCTTGGGGTCTTCAGGTTATCAGCTTATTACGTACAAGTCAAACAAAACAAACAAAACAAACAAATTAATTCAATCAGCTCATTCATCAATAGCAGCTTGGCTAACGTCAAAACTCAGTCGCCTGGCAGAGCGTGATTGCTCTCGCTGACCCCACCCCCGTGGGAACCCCCCGCTGGACGTTAAGTACCCCGCTGCGCCCTAAACTATGTTCCACACACTTAATCCCATAATTTCTACCAAATCCCCCACAATAATTATAAAAATTTCAAAACCCAATTAACCACAATAATATTAAGGTTTCTACACCAAAAAATTTTTATAAAAAAATTGAAATCAAAAATTTCCATTGACAACAGACGTAGCACCTATTACGCTTCTACTATCTGAACTAAGAGTTCTGCGAACAATGACAAAAAATACGACTACAGATGACTTCGTTATTCCCCTAGGTTTACCTCGTGTTAACGCACAGGAGCTTTTTGCTGACCTAAATTTCCAAGAACTAAATCACCCCGAAGATTTCGTACTCCATGCGACCCCCGAAGACAAAGAATGGGCAGAGAGGACCGCACAAGAAGGTGCTAGGTTAACAAAGGCTCCATCCCTTGCCGCTGAAAAGTACCTAAAGACTCACTTTGGACAGTACAATTTCGATCTACCCACGACCCAAGGACAATGGCAAAACTTTGTGCTTACTAAACTAGTGCATCAAGCCAACGATCCCGACCCTAAAATAAGTAAATCTGCATTAGACACCCTTGCCAAGACCAGTACCGTAGGGCTCATGATAGAGCGGACTGAGCTAAGTATCACCCATAAGACCAGTGACGAGTTAGAAAAGACACTGCGCCAAGCTATGCAAAGATACTTAAATAAACCGAATGAAAAAGTGATAGAGGGAGAGGTCGTTCGTGCTTGAAGACATGAGTCCGGAAGATTTTGATGACCTTATTAGTGCCGCACCTATGGCGGAGAAAGCCGCCTTATTGGAAGTAATACAGGAGTTAAATACCCGCAAAGAACGATCACAATCCAGAAAAGACTTCCTTGCCTTTACAAATTCGGTGTGGCCTGATTTTATTAGTGGTGCTCACCATAGGCGTATAGCCAAACTCTTTGAAGCGGTTGCTCGTGGAGAAAAGAAAAGAATAATAATTAACTTAGGGCCTAGGCATACTAAGTCTGAGTTTGCATCTTATTTATTACCAGCATGGTTTCTAGGGCAGTTTCCTAAGAAAAAGATAATGCAGATAAGCAACACCGGAGAGCTTGCCGAAGGATTTGGTCGTAAAGTACGTAACTTAGTAAACTCAGATGAATACAGACGAATTTTCCCAGATGTCGAGCTCCGCACGGATTCCAAGGCAGCGGGACGTTGGAACACCAATTTTAATGGCGAGTACTTTGCTGCTGGTGTTGGTGGTACCGTTACTGGGCGGGGTGCTGATTTGCTCATTATTGATGACCCTCATTCAGAAGGCGAAGCCGTAGTAGCACAGCACAACCCAGAGATTTACGATAAGGTCTTTAGTTGGTATTCGTCAGGTCCACGGCAACGGCTACAGCCACAGGGGGCTATTATAATCGTAATGACCAGATGGTCTATGCGGGACTTGACGGGGCAGATTTTAGAACACTCTGCTATGAATGGCGGAGATAAGTGGGAGGTAGTTGAGTTTCCTGCTATTTTGCCTAGTGGCAAGCCGTTATGGCCTGAGTTTTGGCCTATTGAAGAGTTAGAGGCGGTACGTAACGAAATTCCAGCAGGTAAGTGGCAAGCGCAGTATCAACAGCAACCCACATCGGAAGCAACAGCCATAATCAAGAGAGAGTGGTGGCAAGAGTGGAAAGAAAAAGACCCTCCGAAATGTGACTTTTTGCTAATGTCAATGGATACTGCGTTTGAGAAAAAGACCAGTGCCGACTATAGTGCCATAGTGATATTTGGAGTTTGGAACAACCCAGAGGATGGAGACCAGCCGAACTTAATACTTTTAGAGGCTTGGCGAGAGCGACTAGAGTTCCCGGACTTAAAGCAACGCACTTTAGAGTTTTACAAGGAGTGGGAGCCAGATGGTGTTATTATTGAGAAGAAAGCGTCAGGGGCTCCGTTAATATACGAGTTAAGGCGTATGGGCATACCCGTACAAGAGTTTACACCGTCACGAGGACAAGATAAGATATCACGGCTTAATGCTGTGGCTGACATTTTTGCTTCTGGTAAAGTATGGGCTCCTCTTACACGATGGGCTGACGAAGTGATTAATGAGATTGCCTCTTTTCCAGCTGGTAGAAACGATGACTTTGTGGATGCTGTAACTCTAGCTCTTGCACGGTTTAGGTCTGGAGGCTTCATAGGCTCCGCTAAAGATAAGGATATTGACGAAGACAACTGGATGTATAAGAAACGTGCTAATATTGAGGATGATATGGCTACACAAAAATTTATGGGTAAAAACCAATTAGTAGATAGGTTAGCAGCCCAAGTAGGAGATAAAGAATTTGCTGTTCGCCTACTACAGAAAAACAAACAACTACGGAAAGATGGAAAAACACTAACAGCAAAGGGTAAAAAACGGGATGATATGACCGCTAAAGAACGTGCGCTTGATAGGGCTAGTAAACGAAGTAATAGACCTGCTGAAGAGTATACATACAATTCCCGTACTAACAGGGCAACACTTAAAAAATAACTTAAGGATCTACAGATGGCTGAAGTCCCAAACAACATATTTAAGGCAATGCAACCGCAGAGCCCGTTTTTAACGGAAGATGACGAAACGCCTATAGAAGTCAATATAGGTGATCCTATGGACCCTGTTGACACGGAAGTTGATGTAGAGATGGAACAAGAGCCAGGGTTTGATGCAAACCTTGCGGAATACATGGACGAGTCAGATTTAACGTCCTTAGTCTCTGATCTATTAGACGACTTTGAAAACGACAAGAACGCCCGAAAAGACTGGGAAACTACCTACATAGATGGGTTAGATTTACTTGGTTTAAAGATTGAAGAACGCTCTGAACCTTGGCAAGGTGCCTGTGGTGTATACCACCCCATGCTAACA